GAAAGACATGACTAAGGCGTCAATTCTCAAAGCAACGTTTCGAGTTTTGAATTTGAAGCTTGCAAAGATTGGCGTGCCTTTGATTGTGACTAATCACGTTTACGATGTAGTTGGTGCATACATTCCCACAAAAGAAATGAGTGGTGGCTCTGGTCTTAAGTACACCGCATCAACGATTGTTTTTCTGACCAAGAAGAAAGACAAAGACGGCACTGATGTAGTTGGCAACATCGTCAAAGCAAAACTCATTAAGTCTCGATTCACAAAAGAAAACTCTAATGTTGAGATTCGAATCACATACAGCAAAGGTCTAGATCGCTATTACGGTTTGCTTGACATTGCAGAGAAATACGAAATCATCAAGAAAGTTTCGACTCGATATGAATTGCCAGATGGCACAAAAATCTTTGGCAAGAATATCAACGAAGAGCCTGAGAAGTATTTTACGAAAGAACTTCTAGACAGAATCGATGAAGCTTGCCGTAAAGAATTCTTGTATGGGCAAGATCAAGAACCAATTGAAGATGAAGAGGTTGAAAATGATTTACAATAAAGATTTCAAAATCACAGACGATTTTGGAACTTATAAAAACGAAAATGATGTGGCATGCATAGAGATTTTGACTGGAGAGTTTAAAGGAACCAAATTTAATTTTGGTTCTATTTCCGTCAATGAAGAGAGTGAACGCGCGACAATTTCATTTGATTATGCTATAATTGAAAATTCTAAACTCCTAGAAGATGAGTTTTTAAAGAAAGAATTTGAAATTGTCATTGAGAAAATTATGAACTCTCTTTTAGAGACTGTTCTCGGTGCTGAAATGGAAAGGAATTACAATGAATCTAGAAAAGAAAATACTTCAGAGGTTGATCAAGGATGATGAGTACGTTCGCCGAACGATACCATTTCTAAAGTCTGAGTATTTTCAAGATGTCAACGAAAGAATTGTATTTGAAGAATGCAAGAAATTTATTCTCAAATACAATGGCACACCAACCGCAGACGCGATTCAAATTGAGATTTCAAATCGTAATGATCTAAAAGAAGAGCAATACAAAAAAACTGTTTCTCTTATTGGCGAGATAAATTCTGAATGCGAAGCCAATGATCGAGATTGGCTCATCGATGAAACTGAAAAGTTTTGTCAAGAGAAAGCAATCTACAATGCGATTATGGAAAGCATTCAGATTCTCGACCACACAAAAGAAAGCAAAAAAGATAAAGGATCGATACCTAACATTCTATCCGATGCACTTGCGGTTTCTTTTGACAATCACATTGGTCATGATTTCATTGATGATGCTGAACGTCGATACGAATTTTATCACAAGCTTGAAAGAAGAACACCTTTTGATCTAGATTATTTCAATCGCATCACAAAGAATGGCATACCAGATAAAACTTTGAATATCATTCTTGCAGGCACTGGCGTCGGTAAATCTTTGTTCATGTGTCATTGTGCAGCAGCAAATCTGACTCTAGGCAAGAATGTGTTATACATTACACTTGAGATGGCCGAAGAACGAATTGCAGAAAGAATTGACGCAAATCTATTGAATATTGATTTAGATAGACTCATCAGCATACCAAAAGATGTTTACATTAAAAAGATTGAGAAGCTTAAAGAAAAAACTTTGGGTAAGCTTATCATCAAAGAATATCCAACGGCATCAGCTAACGTGTCTCACTTCAGGCATTTGTTGAACGAATTGAAACTCAAAAAACAATTCATGCCTGACATTATCTATATCGACTATCTGAATATTTGCTCATCGTCTAGAATCAAACAAGGCTCTAACGTAAACTCATACAGTTACATCAAAGCAATTGCAGAAGAATTGCGAGGTCTTGCTGTAGAGTTTGGCTTGCCCATCGTATCAGCAACACAAACAACAAGGTCTGGCTATTCTAACTCTGACGTTGAATTGACTGACACTAGCGAATCATTTGGTCTTCCAGCAACAGCAGACTTCATGTTTGCACTTATCTCTACAGAAGAATTGGCCGAACTCAATCAGATCATGGTAAAGCAATTGAAGAATCGATATAGCAATCCAGACACAAACAAACGATTCGTGATTGGTGTTGACAGGGCGAAGATGAAACTATATGATGTCGAACAGTCTGCACAGAATCATATCTCAGACAGTGGGCAGAGCCAGAACGATTCTCCGGCTTTCGATAAGAGCAATTTCGGCAATCGTATGAGAAAAGAAAGGAATTTTGACGGCTTTAAAGTCGCTTGACAAGGCAAACAAACTGTGCTATCATAGTAAAGATAGGAGATCATAGTGCTAATCTATTGCCAAACTCGACCTGATAAAAAGCGTAAATCGCCGACCAAGAAAGAAGCAGAGGCTTACAATCAATGGTTGCAATCTCTGCCGAAAAGCTTGTCTGGCAAACCAACGACCATCAAGAAAAGTCCGTCTATGTCTCAGACAAAACCATATCGACGAGAAACACCCAGCATCCCTAGCAAGCAGGACACGGTTCTCGGCGCCTGTACCAACACAGGAATCATGAAAAACTTTCACAAAATGTCGAAAGAAGATCGAGATATTGTACAAAAAGTGTCCGAGTGTGTGGCTCCAATGCACAAAGGCAATCTAGTCTATGTGACGCCAGGCATCAATCCGGCTGGTTTGGGCCGCAAGAACGAAGTTCTCTAAGTTCAAGCACTCAAGTATTATAAATAGGCCTGTCACATGACAGGCTTTTTTATTTCAAAGATGATAAAATTTAAAGAATTCATATCAGAGCAAAAAAACACGCACATGGAACATGCAGAGGATGATGTTCTCAATGGCGGAGTCGAAGGCACACGAAACAGCATCAATGCACTAAGGGCAGTGCGTGATATGTTGGCTGGAAATTCTGACAAAAAGGTCAGCATTACAGTTAAATGGGATGGTGCTCCTGCTATTTTTGCTGGAACAGACCCAAGCGACAAAAGATTCTTTGTTGCGAAGAAAGGTGTGTTCAATAAAAATCCTAAAGTCTACAAAACAGATGCGGAAATCGATGCAGACACTTCTGGAGACCTTGCAGTCAAACTTAAAGCTTGTCTGGCTGAACTTCCAGCACTGGGCATCGATGGCGTCATTCAAGGAGACCTGCTTTTTACTCAAGCAGACTTAAAAACTGTTACGATAGATGGTGAAGAATACGTCACATTTCATCCAAACACGATTGTGTATGCAGTTCCAGCCAATAGTGACTTGGCAGAAAAGATAAAAAGAGCAAAAATTGGCGTTGTTTGGCATACACAATATGAAGGCAAGTCATTTGAGGACATGAAAGCCGTATTTGGTAGAAATATTCTCACGAAATTATTGAAAACTGATAAAGTTTGGTCCACTGATGTGGATTATAAAGACGTTTCAGGTAAAGCCACGCTAACAAGAGAAGAGACTGAACAAATCACACGCATTTTGTCTGAGGTAGGAAAAATTTTCTATAAAACAGATGCAAATGTAATGAATCACATTCGAGACAATGACGATATGAAAGTTCGTATCAAAGCTTTCAACAATGCAAAAGTTAAAAGTAAAGTAAAAATCACAGATGCAAGAAAGCACACAAACGAATTAATCAAACACTTTGAAGATTATTACGATGCAGAAATATCAAAGAAGAAAACGCCGGCAGCAAAGAAAGATTGGACAGCAAAAAAGACCGAAGCTATGAAATTTTTCAAAGGCAATAAACTTCAATTGCAAAATATTTTTAAGATTATGAGTTTACTGTCTGAAGCTAAACTAATTCTTGTTAAGAAACTGGATGAAGTGCAAAGCCTAAATACTTTCTTGAAGACTAATCGAGGCTATGAAGTAACCGGCGTAGAAGGATATGTTGCCATTGATCATTTATCGGGAAGGGCAGTTAAATTAGTTGACAGAATGCAATTCAGTTACGCAAATTTTTCACCAGACGTTATTAAAGGATGGCAAAGATAAATGGCACAATTTAACAAAAACACGCATCAATACCTCGATCAAGCAAAAACACTTTTTGAAGTTGTGATGCTTGCCGACCAATACGGCAATCGTGTTGGTCCAGCAAATCCAACGGGTGTTGCAGTTGACGCATTTGGTAGAGCCAGAATGTCAACACCATTGACGCTCTTTGATTCTTCACATAGATACAAAGACAATGGATTGTGGTCTACAGCAAACACCGCAAACTCAACAGTCGCCTTTTCTTCGAATGAGGGTCTGATCAATCTAACTTTAACAAATGGCAATGCTAACAATGAAGTTGTTCGTGAAACAACAAAGGTTATGTCTTATCAGCCTGGTAAGTCCTTGCTCATTCTGAACACTATGGTTATGGGCGCACCAAAAGAAAATCTTAGACAACGTGTTGGATACTTTGGTGCAAACAATGGAATTTTCTTAGAACGATCTGGAAACACAATTAGTTTTGTTGAAAGGTCTAATGTAACTGGCGCCGTTGTTGATACACCAGCAGTTCAGTCTAGTTGGAACTATGATAAATTAGATGGTACAGGCCCCTCACAGTTAACATTGGATTTAACAAAGGCGCAAATCTTCTGGTCAGACATCGAGTGGCTTGGTGTAGGTTCAGTCAGATGTGGATTTGTAATCAATGGTCAACTAATTCACTGCCATTCATTTCATCATGCAAACTATGTAGATGCAACATATATCACAACAGCATCATTACCATTACGATATGAAATCAAAAACGTGGGCGCAGTTTCAGGCGGCAGCACACTCAAACAAATTTGTTCATCGGTTGTAACTGAAGGTGGCTATGAGTTGCGTGGTGCTCAACAAGCGATAGGTACACCAGTACAGACACCTAAAAGTTTGGCGACAGCAGGAACGTACTATCCAATAGTATCACTTCAATTAAAATCAACGAATCTCGATGGAATTGCTATCCTTACAGCACTTTCAATTCTTGGAATCAATAGTAACCCCTGTTCAGTTGCATGGAGAGTAATTCGAAATGGTACATTAACTAGTCCATCATGGACACCAGGCAGTGCTGATGGTTCAGTAGAGTATGATACATCTGCGACAGGTATTAGTGGTGGTACCATATTAGCTCAAGGTTATATTGGTATTACTAACCAGGCATCACAAACAATTGATGTTCTTAAAGAAGCGTTGTTTAAGTTTCAATTGCAGCGAAATGGGTTAACAAGCACTCCAGAACCTATTACAATAGCAATGTCTGCTTCTGTAAATAGTGTTAGTGCTCTTGCTTCAATGGATTGGGAAGAAATAACGAGGTAATCCCTACCTAGGAGGTTCCCGGCTGGACACTTTTATGTATAAAAATAAGAATTTCTAGAAAAGAGGAAATCCGATGGCAGCATCAGAAGGCGTAGACTTAGAATGGGCAATTGTTGAATATTCGCGCATCAAATTGAACAAACAACGTGCAGTAACCAAGACGTATTCTGCTAAGATCAAACAGCAAGCGGAACAATGCGTTGAACACATCTTCAAAAAGATGGGCAAGACTTTTGATATCTACCATTCGGACGAAGACGTTCCTGGTATAGGATCGATCTATGCAAAACCTGAACCAAAGACAGACATTTGCATTTTTACCAAGAGTAAGAAGTATTTTGTGTCAGTCAAAATGGAAGGCGGCATTCAATTAGCATCTGGACAAGGTGCATCAACAGCAGAATTGTTTGAATCGGCAGCCGACTCACTTAAAAATCCTGCACAGAAAAAAGTATTGTCTTCAATTGTCAAAGAACTCAAGACAATGCCTACGAGATTGCTTTCAATGGGAAATTACGACAGAATTATCTCTGAAGGTAACGAAAAAATCATCAATGAGTTTATCAAAAAAGGTAAAATCATTCAAGACAAGAGTTATGAATACTGGCTTGAGAACAATAAGCCGCATCTTCTAGGCGCATTGCTGAAATTTGTGAAAGCAAATAACGATTATTATGACGCTATCATCTATGAAGCGTTAACAGGACAGAAAACTCTGAGTCAATTCAAGGGCGCGGTTGCAAATTCGATCATTTCACCGTCAGGATTCTATGAAATTGACGATTCTTATGTGCAAAAACTCAAACCAAAGATCAAAATGGACCTCAGAGCGAAGTCTAGAGGCGGTATTTCATCAATTGCCTTCAGAATTGAGACTAAAGGAAGCGTTTAATATAAATACAATAGTCTCGCAGTTAGGTTAAGACAAACCTGCGGTTTTGGATCAGTCTAAGGAAAACTCCATGAAAAAAACAGTAGTATTCTCATTTGGTAGAATGAATCCCATGACGAATGGGCATGAAAAGTTAGCCGACAAGATTAAGTCGGAAGCATCGAAGCGCAACGCCGATGCAAAACTCTACCTATCTCATAGCACAAATCCAAAAAAAGACCCACTTGACCATGCAACAAAGGTAAAGTTTGCCAAGAAGGCATTCGGACCTATGGTGCAGAACTCAAATGCAAAAGTTATTTTTCAGGTTCTTGAAGAACTCAACGGCAAATACGACAACATTGTAATGGTTGTCGGTAGCGATAGAGTCCAAGAATTTGATAACATCATTAAGAAGTATAACGGAAAAGGCGACTACGAATTTAAGTCGATTGAAGTCATTTCAGCAGGCGAACGTGATCCAGACGCAGAAGGCGTTACTGGTATGTCGGCATCAAAGATGCGTGGCTTTGCGTCAGCAGATGATTTAGAGAATTTTAAAAAAGGCGTGCCATCAAAACTATCAGATGCAGATGCAAAAAAATTATTCGATGAGGTTAGAAAAGGTATGAACATTAAAGAAAATTCAGAATCAAATCTTACCAAAATTTCAGAAGCGTTAGAACAAAATATCGATGATATCTTTGCGTCTGAAATGTTGCCAGACTTGCAAGAGGTTCTCTCTTTGGCGGGTAGAAGAAAACGTGCAATGCAAATCAGAAGATTGAAAGCTAAGATTCAAAGATCAAGAATGTTGGCCATGAAACGATTTGCAAATGCCAAGAAATTAAATGTTCGATCAAGAAGACTTGCCACCAAGTTCTTAAAGAGAAGACTTGCTGGCGGTCGTGACTACGCATCAATGTCTGCTGGTCAAAAGCAAATGATTGACAAGAAAATTGAGAAGCTTCGTCCCGCAGTTGGCAAGATTGCTTCCCGTTTACTTCCAAGAGTTAGAAGAACAGAGACAGAGAGAAAGAAAAGCCTTTCTCAACAAAGAGAAGAATTTGATTTGAATGATTCATTCTTGAATCTTTTTGAGAAGGCAAAGTTGCCACAGGACAAAGATGTTGCTTCTAGAGAAGGCACACAGCCAACGAAATACTACAAAGGCTTAGACAAAGATACAAAGCAAAGCAGAGATGCACACTTTAAAGCGCACGATAAAAAACCTGATAGCGATCCAAGTTCATACAAAGATGCTCCAGGCGACAAAGAAGCTAGAGAAAAGGGTATGCCTGAATCAAAGCATACTAAAAGATTTAAGCAAATGTATGGTGAACAACTAGACAAGAAACAAATGGGCAGACTAGAGCAACTAGTTCGCCTAGGTCTTGCTGATAAAGCTATGCTATCTACAATTAAAAGATCACTCGACAAGATTGATAAGGGTGAGACTTTAAGCACGACAGAAAAAAATGCAACACAATCTTTACTGAATACTTTAGTGGACATGGTAACTTCTGCCGACAGTTTATTCAGACTAACAAAGACACAGGTTCAAAAAGAAGAAGTTGAGTTAATCGACGAAACCCTAAAACAAGTTACTGATAAAGAAGGTAACAAAAAATGGGCACTTGTCTCAAAGAAAACTGGTCGCGTTTTAGAATACTATGACGGTGAAGGTAAACCAAGCGATGCATGGGTTGCTAAAGTAGAACGCAGAGTGCATGCATTTGAATCATATATCGTAGAGGCTGAAGAAGACGAAGATCAAGAATCAGATGGTCTTTACATGGCACGTGTTCAGCTATCAAATCTCATCGATGACACTGAAGAAATCATAATGATGATGGAAAACATGGAAGAAGAACCAGAAGAGTGGGTTCTATCTAAGATAACATTGGCCGCAGATTACATGGCAACTGCCAGAGATTATCTAGAGTATTACACTGAAGACAACGGCGAGATGGAAGACGAGGGTGAAGAAGAGGAAGGTTACGAGTTTCCA